CGGTGATCGATGACTTCGGCCGCGCCCACACCGTCGAGGCGGTGGCGAAGATCTGTCAGGCGGTCGGCTTCAACACCATCCCGGCATGGCTGCGCCCCTACGCCGTGCTGTCCAACGGAGAGAAGTTCCGTGTCGATCTCGCCCGTCGTCTGCTCGAGGGCGGCGAGCGGGTGGTGTGCGACGAATTCACCTCGGTCGTAGACCGTCAGGTCGCGCGCATCGGCGCGCATGCGGTGCAGAAGCATATTCGCCGAAGCGCTCGTCAGTTCGTCGCAGCCACCTGCCATTACGATCTGGAAGACTGGCTGCAACCCGACTGGATATTGGAACCAGCCACCATGGCGTTCCGTTGGAGGTCGGTTCAACGACGACCCGACATCGCATGCACGATCCATCGCGCACCGCATCAAGCCTGGGACGCCTTTGCTCGCTTTCACTATCTGACCGCCGATCTCCACATCGGCGCCCGCTGCTACATCCTCAGCGTCGATGGCGATCCCGCCGCCTTCGCCGGCGTCATGAAACGCCCGCATCCGCGGGTGGGCGACGTCTACGGCATGTCCCGGCTGGTCACCCTGCCCGACTACCAGGGTCTCGGCCTCGCCTTCGCGCTGGCCGATCGCGTCGCCAGCGCCTATCGGGCCCAGGGCCGGCGCTATCACGCCTATCCCGCGCACCCCATGCTGATCCGTTCATTCGACCGCTCGCCCGCGTGGCACCTGGAGCGCAAGCCCGGCATGCAGGTCACCAATCGCAGCAAGACCACAGGCCTTGTACCGGGCGCCCTCGGCGGACGGCCCTGCGCGGTGTTCTCCTATTGCGGTCCCGCCATGGAGGATCGCGCGCTGGCGACCTCGCTCACCGCCTGAATGTCGCGCAGCGCCATCACGAAGCACAGCGCCTCGCCGTACAGTTCGACCACCGCCGGATCCTCCGCCCACGCCAGCCGGGTTGCTTCGATCACCGCATGCAGCCGTGCCCCGGAGTAGCCGCGCGACAGCACCACCGGCCGACCGACCCTGCACACATTCGCATTCCATCGCGGTCCGTGCCGACGCCATTCCTCGGTCTTCTCGCCGCATGCGAACGCGTCGAACCAGCACGCGCGCAAGGGGATGAACAGAGGACGATCCGACATGGACACAACCCCTACCGAGCAACTCGAGGTCATGGCAAATCGGACAATTCGGACACCGGAGAAAAGGTCGCAGTTCCTCGAGGTGCTGGCCCAGGGCGGTAGCGTCGCTGCGGCCTGTCGGGGCGCCGATATCAGTCGCGATACCGCCTACCTGTGGCGCAAGGACGACTCAGACTTTCGCGCCGACTGGGAATACGCCTATGAGGACGGCACCGATCTGTTCGAGGATGCGTTGCGCCAGCTCGCCGCCCAACGTCACGTGGTGGCGATCATCTTCGCCCTGAAAGCGAGACGCCCGCACATCTACAATCGTCGTTCCGAGGACAAGGACGACATCATCGCGCAAGCGCTCTCGACGGACGGGGGCAAGCGCGGTCGCCGCGTGATCATACCCGCGACCGTTCCCGAGCCAGACGAACGGGATGACGGTCCGATCATCGAAGGCGAAGCCGCCTGATGTCGCTCACGCTCAGCGATGACGTCGAGGACGTCGCGCCGCAGCCCGGTCCGCAGGAGACCTTTCTCAAGACCAACGCCTCGGTCGCCATCTTCGGCGGCAGCGCCGGCGGCGGAAAGACCATGGCGTTGCTGCTCGAAGCGCTGCGCTTCCCGCCCGACGTGCGCAGTTATGACGGGGTGATGTTCCGTCGCAACCTCACCGACATCCGCAAGCCCGGCGGTCTGTGGTCGGAAAGCCTCAAGGTGTTCCCGGATGCCGGCGGCGTGCCGATCAGTCACGTGCTGGAATGGCGCTGGCCGGGCGCCGGCTCAATCAAAATGAGCCACCTCGAGCACGAAACCACGATTTACGACTGGCACGGTGCACAGGTGCCATTTATCGCCTTCGACGAGCTGCAGACCTTCAGCAAAAGCCAGTTCTTCTACATGATGTCGCGCAATCGCAGCACGACCGGCGAACGCAGCTACATTCGCGCTACCTGCAATGCCGATGCATCGTCGTGGGTCGCCGAATTCATTTCCTGGTACTGGGATTCTGATACCGGCTATCCGATCCCGGAACGCTCCGGCGTGATCCGATATTTCGCGCGCGGCGCCGATGACAGCATCCTGTGGTTCGACAGCAGACGCGAGGCGATGCTGGCGACCGGCCAATCGAGAGAGACCATCAAGAGCTTCACCTTCATCGCCGCCAAGCTCGCCGACAATCCGGCGTTGATGAAGAAGGACCCCGGCTATCTCGGCAATCTCATGATGCTGCCCTCGGTGGAACGGGAACGCCTGCTGCACGGCAATTGGAAGATCGTCCCCGCGGCCGGGCGCTACTTCAATCGTGGCTGGGTGCAGGTGATCGATATCCCGCCGGTGTGTTCCAAGATGATCCGCGGCTGGGACCTCGCGTCATCCGAGCAGGACGACTACGGCGATCCCGACTGGACCACCTGCACCAAGATCGGGCTGATGCATGACGGCCGTTGGATCGTGCTGCACCACGATGCGTTTCGCGGCAGTCCCGCCGATGTCGAGCGGCGCATCATGAACTACACCAGTTCGGATGGTTACTCCTGCGTCGTGAGCCTGCCGCAGGACCCAGGACAGGCCGGCAAGGCCCAGGTGCAGGCACTGACCCGCATGCTGGCCGGTTACATCGTCGATAGCTCACCAGAGAGCGGCGACAAGGTCACCCGGTTCGGGCCGTTCTCCGCCCAGGCCGAGGTCGGCAACGTCCTGGTGCTGCGCGGGCCATGGAACGAGCGCTGGATCAACGAGCTGGAAAACTTCCCGGAGGGTGCGCATGACGACGATGCCGACAGCACCAGCCGCGCCTTCAACGCCATTGCACAGAACCCGCCGATGCGGTTCGACCCGGATGAGCTGCGCAAGATGGGCGTGCACATTCCACCGCATCTGATGTGATGTCGATCCTCAGCTATCTCGGTGGGCTGTTCGCCGGCCTGTTGGCGAACGACGCCGTCGCACCGCCGCCGTCATCGCCACAACCCCCACCGCAGTTCGACCCGCGCGCGCTGTACGAAGCGCTGGTCGGCGCCGGCTTCAACCGCGATACCGTCACGCCGTTCCAGCTTTACAGCACCCGTCCGGCGACGCCCGACATGCTGCAACGCATTTTCGCGCCGGCGCAGCCGCACCCCGGAGTGGTGCCGCAGGGCGTTCGCCCGATGGCGATGGACGATATCAACAACCCGCTCGCCTATGGCGGCACCAGCCTGCTCAGCGACGGAATGTGGTGGCTTGGCTATCCCTATCTCGCCGAACTCTCGCAACGCCCCGAATACCGTCTGATCAGTGACACGCTGGCTAAGGAGATGACGCGGCGCTGGCTGCGCCTGCAAGCCACCGGCGATGACGACAAGTCAGACAAAATCCGCGTCCTTGAGGACAAGCTGCGCGAGCACAAGGTGCAGGAGAAGTTCGCCGAACTCGCGCTGCTCGACGGCTTCTTCGGTCGCGCCCACCTCTACATCGATACCGGCGTGACGGAAGACGCCGACACCATGCGCCTGCCGTTGGTGATCGACCCCCGTACCGTCCCGAAGGGATGTCTCAAAGCGCTTCGGGTGGTCGAGCCGATGTGGGTCTACCCCAACCGCTACAATTCCGATCGCCCGCTGCAGGCCGACTTCTATGTGCCGCAGACCTGGTACGTGATGAGCCAGGAAGTGCACCGTACCCGCCTGCTGCCCTTCATCATGCGTCAGATGCCCGACATGCTGAAACCGGCCTATTCGTTCGGCGGCATGTCGTTGTCCCAGATGGCGAAGCCCTATGTGGATAACTGGTTGCGCACGCGACAAAGCGTGAGCGATCTGGTGCACAGCTTCTCGACCCCGGTGCTGATGACCAACATGGGCTCGGTGATGAACGCCGGCGCATCCGCCGCGTTGCAGATGCGCGCGTCGCTGTTCAACTACCTGCGCGACAACAACAACATGATGGTGTTGGACAAGACCACCGAGGACTTTAAGAACGTCAGCGCACCGCTCGGATCGATCGACCATCTGCAGGCGCAGGCGCAGGAGCACATCGCCAGCATTTCCGGCATCCCTCTGGTGGTGTTGACCGGCATCACCCCGTCAGGGCTGAACGCGACCAGCGACTCAGAGCTCCAGGTCTGGGCGCAGAAAGTGAACGCGCTTCAGTCGTCGTTCTTCGACGCCAACCTGCGGATCATCCTCGACGTGATGCAGCTCGACGAATTCGGCGTGATCGATCCTGGCATAACCCACGCGTGGGAACCGCTGCGCGAGCTGTCAGAGCAGGAGATCGGCGACGCGGAGAAGCAGCAGGCCGATACCGACGCGGTGTATGTGAATGCCGGCGTGCTCTCGCCCGACGAAATCCGCCAACGACTGGCGAGCGAGCCGGACAGCCCGTATCAGGGTCTCGACCTATCGACGCCGGCTCCGGAGCCGCCGCAAGAGGAGATGGACCCGCTCGGCGGCGGCAGCGCGCCACCAGGGGCGGCGCCTGGAGGCGGCGAAAAGCCGGCGGGTCCACCTATGGTCGGCGGCGGCCAGACGGCGCCTGTTGCGACCGCGGCGAAGCCGGTGCGAGGGGTGCTGGGCAAGCCGATCGGCGGCGGTGATGACATTCCGATCGCGCCGAAACCGCCCGAGCGCACCAAGATCATCCCCGGCGAGAACGATGAGGTGCACATCCACCCGCATCCGACCGACAAGGTGCACATCAAGGTGGGCGCGGATGCTGAGTTCAAAGAGGGCGATCACCCGCGCGATGACGACGGCAAGTTCGGATCAGGCGGCGGCAAGGCGGCGCCCGGCACGCGTGGCGCGGACCACGTCAAGGCAAAACGCGACGCATCAGGCAAACTGACCGACCTGCCGCCGCACATCGCCAAACTGAAGATCCCGCCCGCCTGGACCGACGTCAGCTACAATCCCGATCCCAAGGGCGCCTTACAGGCGCTCGGCAAGGACGCTGCCGGTCGCGTGCAGCCGATCTACTCCGACGAACACACCATGGCCCAGGCTGCCGCCAAATTCGCGCGCATCCACGAACTCAACCAGAAATACGCCGACATCAAGACGCAGAACGACGCCGCGCTGAAATCGAAGGACCCAAAGACCCGTGCCGCCGCCGAGGTGATGGCGTTGGTCATGCACACCGGCATTCGGCCCGGCAGCGAGGGCGACACCGGCGCCAAGGAGCAGGCTTATGGCGCGACCACATTGGAGCGTCGCCACGTGGTCGAGGGTGCGGGCGGCAATGTCACGCTCAAATTCGTCGGCAAGAAGGGCGTCCCGCTTAGCATTCCCGTCACCGATCCCGCGGTCGCGAAGATGCTGTTGCGTCGCAAGGCCGAGGCGGGCCGTGGCGGTCAATTGTTCCCCGACGTGAGCAACAACACGCTGCTTGCGCATGTGCATTCATTCGATGGCGGCGGGTTCAAGACCAAGGACTTCCGAACCCATCTCGGAACCCAGACAGCGACGGATGCAATGAAGGCAGTGGACGCGCCGACCGACGCCAAGAGCTACAAAAAGGCGGTGATGCGCGTCGCCAAGGTGGTATCGGACAAGCTCGGCAATACGCCCAGCATTGCCCTCGCTTCGTACATCTCGCCAACCGTGTTCGCACCGTGGGCGGCGGCCAATGTCTGACGATCCGCCTGACGGCTTTCCGAGAGCCCACTTCGGGGATGTCGACAAGCCGCTGCCCGACTGGCGCGAGGCCGAGTTCGACGATAGCGATGACGATGAGGACATACCGACCCCGCCCGATGTGATCGAGATGCTCGGCTTTGATCCCGCCGATGAACCGGAGGATGAGGATTGACTGATCATGACGTGGTCGGGTTCGCCGTTATCATCGCCATCCTGGTGATCCTGGCGGCGGGCGCGCTCTGATGGGCTGTCTCCTGGTATGCGATGCCCCGCTCGACCTCTGTTCCAAGAGCATACCGGCCGAGAACAAGCAGGGCCGTCCTGGCGCGCCCGATGGCTGGTGGCTGGTAACGGGCAAGGGCGGCCGCCTGATCGTAGCCTGCTGCGAACGCCATTTGCTCGCAGCCCAGAAAGCCGATGCGCGCGCCGCGGCCTAAGCCCCGACGCAAGATTCTGCCGCCGGTTCACGCCAACCCCGGCATCGCCGCGTTCTACCGCAAGCGCCTCACCGCGCTGATCGATGAGATGAACGCCTCGCTCGAGTACTGGCTGACGGCGCGGTGGAATGCTAACCCGCCTGTGATGGCGCAGGACGAGACGCCCGCCTCCATGATGCGGCGCACCGTGCGCGAGCTCGGCCGTCGTTGGAAATCGCGGTTCGACGAGATGTCCGAACAGATGGCGCGGCATTTCGCGCAGCGTGTCGAGGACCGCACCACAGGGCGGCTGGAGCAGATCCTCAAAGACAGCGGCTGGACGGTGGACTTCAAGGTCACGCCCGCCGTGCGCGATGTGATGGATGCGTCGGTTGGCGAGAACGTCGGATTGATCCGCTCGATCGGCGAGCAGCATTTGCGCCGGGTCGAGGGCGCGGTGATGCGCAACGTGCAGACCGGCAACGACCTCGCCTCGCTGAGCCGCGAAATCCGGGACATCGGCGAAGTGT